GATCTCGAGAAACCTCCAGGCTCTCCGCCTGGCAAGGCTTGGATGTTTGAAGGTGAGCCAGGTAAGAAAGTTATCTCTTATCAACCCTTGTTTGATCGATTTCAGGACACTATGTCCAAAATTTATGTTGGTATCATGCCGGCTCATTTGTGGGTTCTCAATCTCAAGAATGAAGTTCGATCAAAGAAGAAAGTTGAAGAGAAAAATACGCGCCTTACAATGTGTGGACCTACTGACCACACTCTTGCTTGTAAATCTTTGTTTGGTGCATTTATGTCTCACGTCTTCTACGGGCACGATATTTATGAATGTGCTGCGGGTATAAATGTGTACTCTATGGAATGGCAGGAATTGTATGAATATTTACTCAAGTGTTCTGATGTCGGTGGTGATGGAGATTATACGTCTCAAGAAACCTATGTCCTTAGTGAAATTGTTTTGTTCTTGTGTGGTGTCCCTGGCACTGGTACCGGTATTAATGGATGGTATAAGAAGTACCACCCAGAGTGGAAGTATGAGGATGATGTTGCTCGCGTTACCCTCCTTCTTGCTACCATCCAATGTCTTGTCTCTGTTGGTCCTGATGTTTACCAGAAACCTGACGGTAATACGTCTGGTCAATGGTTGACATTAATTATTTGTTCTCTTGTTGTTTCCGTTCACTTCCGGTGTGCATGGCTTGATATTATGGATTTCGATTATGAAGATGGAACTAGCTTCCAGAACCTTTACCATTTTAATCATCTTGTTAGCCTTAAGAACTGTGGTGATGATAATATCTACGCCATTTCACATCACGTCGTGAATGAGTTCAACTGTGAGTCTATTAGTAAGTATCTTGGTTCTAAGGGAATTAAGTACACCAATGCGAATAAGGAAATTGATGAAGCTCCTTTCAAGCCGATTTCCCAATGCACGTTCCTCAAGAACGGTTTTTGTTTTGGTGATTTTGTTCCTGGCCAATCTGTCTATCCTATGGTTGAAGAAGCCTCTGTTGTCAAATCTCTTGCATACTATAAGTCTGGTCTAGAAGAAGTAACTGCGACTGTTATTATCGCGAACGATAACCTGCGTCGTGTTTGGTCTTCCGGGCCAGAACGCTTTAAATTGTGGCGTGATCGCATACAAGCGGTTTTCACGGCAAAAGGTATCACTGAACTTCCTATTACATATTCTCTTGTTCGTTCTCAATGGTTACGCTCCGAGATTGGCTGTTTTGGATCACTGGATGAAACGTATGCTACTCTCATGCAGATGATGACTTCCGTGCCTGAAATAAAAGCTGAAGATGGCGTGATAAATGCAGGTGCTGCTGTTCTTGCAGCCACTTCAGCCCCAACTGATCCTCCAGTTATTGCTCCCCCCGTTCCCCCATCTTTGTTAGATGTTTGTAAACGGTTCTATCCATGGACTACTCCAGATGCGGACGCCCCTTCACTTCTCTTTACTACCTCACAAGTTCTGATGTTGTCTAATCCTGAATATGCTGTCAATAATACACCTATCACATTTGTTGCTCAAGCGTATAGGACTTATTTAGGTAATGTCCGTGTGAAAGTGATTCCCAGGTCTTGGAATGTGTCAAATTCATATCGTTCTGTCTCTTACTCTGCAGATTCTGTTCAACCGTTGTACGATCCTGTTGTGTTGGCCGGTACCGGTTTGGTTCCAGCTGGCCCTGTCGCGTCTGACATTAATTTGGTCGAAGCGCAGCTTCCTTGTATCACTCGTTTCCACGTTCTCAAGAATCCTGTCTTCCTTGATGAGCTCTATACGGAGGCGACCGATTTTGGCAGTTTTGCTCTCGAAAATCTAAAGGAAAACGACACAATGTATGTTTCTCTTGGTGATTATTTCCGATTCTCTAATCTCTTTCAAGTTCCTGGGATTAAAATCACCGGGAATAATTACCCTCATTATATTGGCACTGCGTTCGATATTGCGGCTACGATTCAATTCGACCCAACTGAAGACGAAGATGTCGGCCTTCCCTTGTTAATAACCCAGGAGGTCCTCAATTCTTGGACCCCTTCATCTGTTGTTCCTTCCACCGGTATAAGTGCTTGTACCTCCTTCAAAGTCTCCACCGCCCTCATTTCCGATGAATATTTGATCGCCATGGGTTATGCCATTAAGAAAGGCCAACCCCGCAATTATCTCGTCGGTACTACAGACACCTTTCACCCTCTTATTTCTATTCAATCTATTCCTGGTTCGTGGACTATACATGATACTGGGCCTACGGTTGGAGCTATAGAGAAATGGATTGGCTTTCCGTCAG